GTTCCGCTAGAAACTACAGAGACTTGAAACAACGTATCAGGATCATCCGCAACAACTGCAAATATCTTTGTGCCAGACTTGATAGACTGACTTGCCGGATAAAATTGTTGTTGCTGAACTTGACCAGTTGAACCATTGGTAAACTGAACGCCTAGGAAAATACCGGCTGGAGTGGCAGTTGCCGTGCCCACATCCTTCTCAATTGTTCCACCAGAAACACGTTTTACTACATCGCCATAAAAAATGCTCGTAGCATAGCCACTTGCAATTTCCATCTGGCGGGTTGCGCCAGCGAATACCTGTCCACCTATTAGGTTTACAGGCTTCAACCCGTACGGCGCTGAAACAGTAGGATAAGCCATTTGGGACTCCTAAAAATTATTTAAAAAATACATTATTTTCTACCGCTACCAAACGTAACCGTTGATTTGCTTTCTTTAAACAAGGGCATACGCGGGTCATTTTCTTTCATCAGATTGTTGTCTACTGCAAGCATTTGTGCTTTGGCTTGACCACGGAAATACTCATCACGAGCTTCCATTATTTCGGTCGGTGCTTTACATAACAACAATCCGCCAATTTCTATATTTCCGGGAAACCTAGAATCACGGTCTACCATGACATGTAGTTCAGGGTAGTCTTCCGATTTACATGGCTCCCAGCCTTCACGAAAACGTGCGGATACGTTGGCGTTATCTACCTTTCCAACGAAACTAGTGCGAATCCAGCGATGCGCCCATCCATCACGCGGAGTTACTTCCGGCAGCGTTTGCGGGGGCTTCCAAGATTTTGCACGTTCAGTTACCGAACGATTTTGTGATTCACGACCTTGACGTAGTTCAGCCATTATTAGCTCCGTTTATAAATGCTACTTGTTTGGCGTATTCCTCAAGAGGAACGTTTAAACGCTTTGCTATGGCAACTTGCGTCTGAGTTAGCGCAACTCTTTTACCCGTCGTGGTTCTGGTCACTGGGGCTACCACTGTTGCGGCGCGGTTCTGGCGGGGGTTACCCGGTTTTTCATCACCCCAATCGTAATTAGGGAATGTTTGACGCATTGCTTTGTCAATTTCATCATAATACTTAAGGGCATCCCTTTCAGGATGAATATTATTTGAAATCAATTCCTCGTGTACACCATACGCCAAGCTGGTCATGCGGCGATCTTTGCCAAACCATGAGTTTTTGCTAGCCCATGCCTGTGCTTTTTGATCGGGTGCTGGCGCTGTGTAAACGTCTTGCGGTTGTTTTACTTCATTTATTTCTTGTTGTAAAGGGGGTTCTTTGGTAATTGCGTTTTCATGGCGATATGTCGCCCTGTTTAAAGCCTCTTGAGCGTCTATGATGGTGTCGGAATCTCCGCTCTCATAAGCCGCCTTATAAGACTGTTTGGCGCGTTCAAGATCACTCTCAGCCTTGGATTTCCAAGTTTCATGCAACAAAGTTGCGCTAGAATTAGTCTTTTGAATCAAAGACTTGTTTTGTTCTGACATATTTTGTGCATACCGGAGAGCCTCTTGCTGCTCACGGGTTGCCTGTTCTTTTGCCCTACGCTCTTCGTGATACGCTCTCTGCAAAGTAGAGATACGCTTCCTTACCTTGTCAGAATATGACGCTAATTCCTCTTCTTTAGGCTCGGGGTCTTCAACCATTGGCTCCCGGTCACGGTCTTCTGGCGGGGTATCATCTATAACCTCAATATCAATTTGATCTTCAATAATGGGTTCAGGTTCTTTACCTACTTCTTGCATATATTCTTCAGCCATTTGTTTCTCCTTTAGGCGCGGCTATAACCGCGAGGGTCTTCTACAACTCCAAGAACATCATCGTCATTTACCATGCGAAATTCCTGACCGTGGATGCGGAAACGGGTTCCTTTGTATGCGCCAACCAAAACAAAGTCGCTCTGTTTACACCATGCGCTTTTAAAACGTTCATCTTTATAAGCGTCATCTCCAACAGCAAGAACAAATCCAACAACGGTTGATATTTCTTCAAGGTGCATCGTCAAATCAGATTTGACTAAACCCGATTCAAACTTATTATCAACTTTAGGCAAGGCCAGAAGAATATGATAACCGGACGGTTTTGGGACTTGTGTGGCAGACCGCTCATCATCTTTAATTTCTTCTGCAATCTTGTTTGCTTCTTCAAACATCAATCATTCTCCTTGTTGTTTTCTTCCAGCGTATCTAAAAAGATACGTTCAGCAAAGGCAAGCCCAGCAATCTGACCTGTTATATACTTGTATTCTTCAAAACTTTTAATACCACCTGTAGCTACAACATCAGCCAACTCATTCATTTGGCTTCGCACTTGTTTTCTGAAGTGTTCTTCCAACATTTTGCTGATCATTCTGCTTCCTTAAATCAATCCCTGCTTTAAACCCTACTACTTTTTGATCAGCATCTATTTGTTGCTGATGTTTTTTGGCGGCAGAACCAATAGTAGCTCCCGCAATCTTCTCTTGAGATTCAATACGCATACGCTCCCGCTCATCTTTACTTTGTTCAATTTGAGCTTTAAGAGCCAATTGCGCTTTGTTGTATTGGTCTTTAATGTTTAATTCCTGCATTTTCAATTGCATTTCTTGTTGCTGCGCTTGAATAGCAGGGTCTTGCTGTTGTTGCATTGCAGCTTCTTGGGCAGCTTTCTGGCTGTGCATCTGGAGAACTAGTGGCGCTGCTTCAGCAGACAGACGGCTTACCTTCAATTCAATTTCTTCATCCATATCGTCATCAGATGCAGGTAAAGAAACGCCCATTTGTTTCTCAATATCCACCCGATATTTAAACGCCATATGCTCCATCAGGTGAGCTTGCAAAGACTGTTGGATAACATTCGCCATTGGGTTTTGACCAATGACCTTTTGCATGGCTGGGTCTTGTGCCGCCGCCATATGAACCTGAATATGGGCGTCGTGGTCTTGATACAGAAAAGCTTTCACCGGCTTTGCATTTAACAGGTTCATGTTTTCTGTAACCGGGTCTTTGGGTTTGATATCGTCTTTGTCAGGAACGATTAAATCCGCGTTCTTCATGCCTAATACACGAAGCGTTTCGCGGTGTAGCATAGGCAAGTCGTAGAGTTGTGGCGCAGAAGCGGCTAATTGCATCGCTGCCTGATACTGCGCCATCCTCTGGACTGAACTAGAGGCGTTTGGGTCTGAAACAGGAATGATGTCGCAATGCTCATAGTCAGCCTGCTTGACCATCCTGCCGCCATCAGTTTCGTAGCCATACTCTTCCGGCGCATAGTCCCGAATGATTCCCTTAAGGAGCTTGAACTCCTTTTTCATTGCGGCATGGATACGCGCTTGAACGGCAGACATGACCTTCATCATGCGTTCAATGATTGCTAAAGTCGTTCCTACTGGGGCTTGCTGGTTCATATCCGCCACTTTCATATCGGCGGTAGAGGCCAAGCTACGCCCCTCATCTACAACCTCTTTAAACAGCATAAAGAGTGTATTTGAAGGTTCTTTGTAAGGCAGATTCATGATGTTGTCCCGAATCGTGCCAGCCGGAACGTCAACATCACGGAATTCACCCGGGGATATTGGAGTATCGTCGCCTTTAATTCTCAAGCCACGGGCTTTTAATCCACCCGGGAGGTTTGCCAGCGTTCCAGCATCAACCAATTGACGCAGAATTGAAGTCGCACCTTTGGCATAGCCGCCCAAGATATGAACATAGCCAAATCCATACGCACCAAAGCCTGGAATAAAGGTGTATTGAACAAAGTGATCCCTTTTTGCCTTGGTTTTGTCTTCTTCTTTCCAGTTACGGTAAACGGAGAAGATATTCCCCATTCCATCTAGAGTAACTACATACGGAAGAGCAATTCCAGTGGGTTCGCCATCATCTTTATCTTCAAAACCCTTAAGGTCTAGCTCAATATGGCATTCATAAAGCGTATAACGGTCGTCTTCAAGTGAGTTTGTGCCTGAAAGCTTCTGTTTTTTCTTCTCAATATCGTTTTCTTCAGGCGGGGATTTGTGCAAATCCTGATCAATATAGAAACCAGCTTGCATTAGTTTGTATATTTCGTTCTCACTCTTACGCATAGTTTGCGTAATACGAGGACAACTACTTAATTCTGTACAGCCGTAAGGCAGATAAACATCTTCTGCCGGAACATACATAGAAACTTGACGATCCAATGAAGGATCGAAGTAGACTTTCTTGAAAGCAGAACCACAGAAGCCAAGGTTCCACAGCATCCTCTCATGCTCGGAACGGTATTCAGACATGTTTTCTGTCAACTGCCAGTTCATGTCATCTTTAACCCGCTCTGCCGCCTCTTCTTTGTTTTTATTTGTTTTGCCAATAACTTTGGTGCGGACAGGCCCAGAAGCCGGGAACGTCTCAAGAATCATTTCTGATTGGAATTTAATAACAGCCTCAGACATGATGCTGTGAAAAACTCCGCAAGCACCTTTCCACGGCTCCGTGCGGTCTTCCATCCGCATTCCCAACAGTTCCATACCGTCGGTAACTGTTTTCTCCCAATCCCGCCTTGAAGTCTTGTCAATCCTGACATCGTCCATGATGTCAAACGCAAGTGCGCTAAGAACGTTAGCCGGGATTACTTCCGCCAGATTCTGTTTAAACTCATTGTCCTCAACCTCTATTTCAACAATCGTCATTTCCTCAACCGGCAGTTCAATCTCTACTTCCGGGGAATTGTTGATTTCGTCCAACGTGATGGGCCTGAGAGTTTTTTCCATTTTTCGCCTTAGTAGTAAGCCTTAACCCTGCGTGGTTTAGGTTCTTCATAATCATCAGAAGCAATACGAATAAAGCCTCCCTGACGGTAGCGCATTAATGCCTGACTCATTGAATCCACCAAGTCATCATGATCCCCATTGGGAAAATCAGCAGTTTCCTCAATAAGCTCTCGCGCCCACCGTGTGTCTGGACACCATATTACCCCAGACGCAAAAAGATCAGATATAGCGTTTACACGCGCTACCTTATCATTACCCTTTGACGGAGTAAACTCTTGTACCGGTATCCCCATCTGCCTTAGTTCTGCTATCAATGGTAGCCCTGAAGCCTTGGCTTCAACTATAAG